ATGCAGAATACTCCCACGCATTGCGGAACGTGCGGTCGGATGGAATGTCGGACACGTCCACGATCTTGAATGGCTTACCAGCAGGTACGTCCTTGGCGGCGATTTCCTCAATGGTCATCGTCTCAAGAGCCTCTGGAGCGGGGACAATAATGGAAACTCCACCTTCGTCGTTTGGGTAAATGATGCGGTTCATTATGTAATCCTTTTAGCGGAAGATTGCTACCATACACATATTATTATCAGCGGCGGTAGCGGCTGTTACAATAGTTGATATTTGAAATGCTGTGGTTGATTTTGTGCCGCTTGACTTATAGTTTATGGTAGTTGTGTTTCCGTTATCATTACAACCAAAAACACCGGAGTAATTTACATCCACCAGAGCAGTCGTAAAGTTGATTGTATAATTTCCTGTGCCGTTATCTGTAATGCTTGTAACATTACCTGAAGCACGAATAGCAACAGTACCTGTGCCGTCAAAATTTACCCACGCACGGCAGCCGTATGCCACCGCTGCGGAGCCGTAGCCGGAGTTGAAGGATAAGTCACCGTTAGCTGCGATACGCATCTTTTCTGATGGCGCACTGTTTGCAACAGTTGATGTTAAAAACGTCAACAATCCTTTGGGGTATTGGCTTGCAACTTGAGTATCTGGAAATTGAGCAACAATAGACGCACCCGCATAATTTGGTGTGTCATCAGTATCTGCTCTTGCAAAATGCAAACCCGCCGTATTATTTGCTGTTGTGTCAGTATTGATTATGGAAATAGATGCGGCAGTGTTTCCTAAAATATCTGTTGATGCACTACTACCGCACACGGCTAATCTTGTTGTGCCGCCTACACTGTTAAATAATGAGGTGTCAGTAGTACCAATCCCAACATTGCCAGACGAGTCAATACGCATCGCCTCCGCACCGCCCTCGGTAAAGGCAATAGTGTCAGCGGCAGGAAAGAACATACCCGTGTTGGTATCACCTGTAGGATAAATACTAGGTGCAGCAGCGGACCCAGCAGGGACTTCATTTACTGTGCCACTAGCATTAATTGTACCCGTTGTTGCAGGAAGCGTAAGCGTGGTGGTTCCGGCAACAGCAGGGGCGGTAAGTGTTACCGATCCAGATGTTGAGCCATTGAGTTGTACAGGCATCAGACAATACTCCATGTGCTGCCAGAAGGAACGGTGACGATCACGCCGCTGTTCACGGTGATCGGGCCAAAAGATCCAGCGTTATCATTGGTTGGGATGGTATAATTTGATTGAACAGTATTGCTGTTAATAAAAAATACCTGATCTGTATAAGTGCTTACAGATGCATTTACGCCGCCTCCAACCGCACCTCCTCCAATTCCTGCCCAAGCTGTTCCATTATAGCCTTCAAAGGTGGTGTCAGTCGTATTAAATCGAATCATCCCCGTAACGCCAGTCGGCTGTTGAACAGTTGTCCCCGATGGCAATTTTACGGCACTTGTTGTTGGAAATGTAACGATTCCAGTTGTCGCGACACTGAAGGCTGTCACTGCCCCATTATTTCCAACTTTAACCGCAATGCTATCTGTCGCGCCAACACCGCTTGTCGACTGTAGCGTTAAAGATGATCCTACCCCTGTTCCGCCAACAAGCAATGGTGTTGTCAGGGAAGTCGTCAATGTTGGAGAAGCTGAATAAGAAGGCGCAACGCCAACGCCGCCAGAAATTAAAACGGACCCAGTTGCAACATCTGCAAGTTTTGAAAGTGCCGTTGTCGTGGATGCATAAAGAAGATCACCAACCGCGTAGCTCGATTGGCCCGTGCCTCCATTAACAGCAACAAGCGTTCCCGCAACCGTTACTGGACCAGTTGTTGCAGAATTTGGTGTTAATCCAGTCGTTCCGAAGCTAATAGAATCAACAACTGCCGAGCTAGGAACTGCACCCCAAGATGGTGCGCCACCAGTTGTCGCGAGCAAAACTTGCCCTGTTGTTCCTGCTACTGTCGTAGCCATCCCAGTAGCAGATAAGCCATAAACAACGCCGTTTGTAGTTAACGCGCTTGCCTGTCCTGTTCCGCCTGACGTAACAGGTAACGTTCCTGTCGTTAAAACAGAAGCAGATGAGGCATAAACTGCGCCTCCTGAATTAAACGATGTTAAATTCGTCCCGCCATTAGCGGTCGCAAGCGTTCCGGCAACCGTTACTGCACCAGTTGTTGCTGTGGATGGCGTAAGACCTGTTGTGCCAAATGTAATAGAAGTTACAGCGGCAGTAGAAGGAACAGCACCCCAAGATGGTGCTCCGCTCGTTGTTGCTACAAGAACTTGACCCGTTGTACCAGCCGCAGTTACGCCCAATGCGCTTGTTGTATTGCCATAAATAACGCCATTGGCTGTAAACGTGTTGTTGCCCGTTCCGCCAGAGACAACTGGTAAAATAGACGATCCAGTTACATAAGTTGAAATTTGAGAAATCGTAATTGACTTTGAAGTCCCAGACTGCACACCGAGAAGTTGCTCTGTGCCAGTAAGTGCAATGGCTTGCGGGAGATTTGGGATGGTAATATTGGCCATGATTAAATCCCCGTCTGAGGTATTTGAGCGTAATTGTATGGGAGGCCAACGAGCGCAGTTTTCACGAGCGTTGTTGACTGAAGCAAGCTGTCCGCCGCGATGTCAACGTTTGCCTGATAGGAGAACTGCGTTGCCGAGCCCACCGTGACGCTGTAAAAACCATCCGCATTGTTGTTGGACAGCCCATTGACAGCGACTTGGTCGTCCGTCGCCAATCCGTGAGCTGAAGAAAAGGTCATGGTCACGGTGCGCGTCCCTGTCGATATAACGGACAACGGAGACAAAATTACTCCGTACTCAACGGTTCCATTTAACGGCATAATTGCGTTTTGATCAAGCCCTATTGGTGGGCCGAGAACTTGAGAAGTTTGAAAATTTCCGTTTTGGTCAACGATTTTTGTTGTCGTTGGGATCGGAATGCCCGTGAACGGGTCGTAAACCGTTGGTGCCGAAATCGTAATGAAGTCGGTTTCCGCCGTGGCGTAATCTTGCGTACGTGGGTTCTGGATTGGAACCGGATCCGCAGGGACAATGATTGCACGGAGTTGGTTCTGCGGAGTGTCATTGCAAGAGTTGCAAACGAGGATCCGTTTGTTAATCAGGCTCGCGCCAGCGAAATCAAATTGCCATTGAAGCCGCGAATGATTGTACAAAAAACCGCAACGATCGCAAATTGCGAACGCTTGAGGGCTTCTCGACGATACTGCTGCGCGGCCATGAGGTCTCACCTGAAGTACCCTGCAATCATTGGAGAGATATACTGTTGTGCTTGTTCGACGTTTTGCTCCGCCGCAACCGCATATGCCTCGTCCGCCAATGGCTTCAGCAACATTGCCTTCTGCGGGTTCCAAATGATAGCGAGCCGTTGAGCGAGCGCGTAGGCATATGCCTCCATCCACAAATAGGGGATTTCGACCGTTTGACCGTCTGTCAACGCACTGTCCTGAATTTGACGGACGCAATAATATTTTAGGTTTTGTGCGCTCGTGCCGTCCGGAACAGGCCAAATGGTGACCGAAGGGCCAGCCGATCCGGTCGAACGGTTTGCCGAGATCAACCGATCGAACCAATAAGTCGTCGGGAAACCTTGCTGTTCTTTGTTTGGGTAGGACGCATATTCACTGCGGCTGATAGGGAGAATGATGCGGTCGATCGGGTTGCCGTCGCCATTGTCGATCTGGACATAAGCATCCAAAATCATAACTGTGTTTTGATCAACCGTATAAACCGATTGTTCCTCGACCAACGGCTCCGTGATAAGATCAACGCACCAAAGGTTTACGCCACGGTTCGACCAATTGCTCAGAACCATGTTGGATGCCATACGGGCCGATTCCATATGCTCCTGAACAATCGCCGTGTTCCGCACCTCGCAGAGGTTGAACGCATAAAGCGTCAACTCACCGAGCGACGGATTGAATACGTATGTGCCGCTCGTTGCCATCTAGCCCTCTTAAATGTTGGCGTCATTCTTGATGTAGATGATTTGCATTTCGCCTGTTGCAGAAGCTCCCGCTGTACTGGACGCAGCGCGTAACTCAATATCTGTCTTCTCCGGTATACGCAGCGCAGTATTAAACGTATGGTCGTGGCCACCGCCGCTGCCCGCTTTGATGCTCGATTGAAGACGGAATACCCCGCCAATTTCACGGATAAACAACGCTCCCGTAAAAATAGTATTGGCTGTGGTGATGCCAGACAAAATTGTATATCCGCTCATATAAGCGGTGTACCCAGACGGAACGGTCCAAAGAGCCATTGCCGTTTGATTGTATCCAACCAAAATCTGAGCATAAATATTGGCGGGTACACCTGAAGTTACAGTTCCGGTTCCTGCATAGATAATTCCTGCTGCCGTCCCACCAGAACCCGCTGTGGTAACAAACATCCTTGTAATACGAAGGTAACTATTTCCAGTATTGACCGACGTTTGACCATCTAACAAAACAGATTCGCTGATCTCATTATAATTAGCGTCAAGGCCGTAAATAGCAACACTTCTTGCCCCAGTTCCGCCCGATGCGTCATCTGCGCTTGCACTTGATATTTTTAGGACAGAAGCCGCAGAAAGGTAGCTGTACAGTGTGCTTCCGGTCCATATTGTTTCAAATGATGTTCCAACATCAAGGTTGAGGCCAAATTTAAACACCGTCTCGTGCCAAGAAATCTGGCCGCGCGACACTTGAAGCTCAAATGGCTCATAACGGCCAGACTGTGTGATCGACCAAGCTGTAACGGTCATTTTAACAACCCCATTTCCTGAGAGATTTATTGATCCTACTATCAGGATCGGCGGCAGTGGCAGCACCTGTCATCTTACGTTTCATGCCAGTCATGCGCTCACAAAATGATTTATGACGCGGATTGTCCGCATCTTTGGTCGGAGCTTTTAGGTTGTGACCTTCGGCGCGAGCCGCAGCTCTGCCTCGCTCATTCAAACCGCCTTCAGGATTTTGATACTTTTTGAGCGTCACGCGAAACCCCAAGGTTGAAGGAGAAAGGGGAGCCGAAGCTCCCCCGACTTTTTAGCATTCAAGACCAGAGCGGCCCTTTGGAGCCGTTCCTGCGTGAGCAGACGAAAGTGGGTTCATGTTCGAACCCGTGCGCCCACCAGCCTTGCGTGGCATCCGGTCAGCGCGAGGCATTGACTTGCCGCCCATTGCCTTGCCGCCATGCTTCTTGGCCTTGGCTTCCTTCACGACGTTCGAAGAACCGCCTTCGTAAACGTCGGACGGAGCCTTGTCCATTGCAAAATTCCCTTTCTTAGGGGAATTCATCTTACCCTTATGACCCTTCATGGCCCTAATCCTTATGCTTGGGTTACACCGAACAGGCCCGCAGTGGAACCCATATTGGCTGGAAGAACAAACTGACGAATGGCAAGCCGTTTTGTTGCGTCTGTCGCTGATTGCACGGCGTAGGTTCCACGAACATCACCTGTGGTTGTTGTTGCAGGACTTGTGGTCACTGCCGCAACATATCCCGTAGTCGCTGTAATCGCAGCAGCGTTGTAGTTTATGGCTACATCGCTGAAAAAATTAGAGAGAAGCGGGAGACCAAAGATATCAGTTGTGCCAACGCTATAAGTAATTGCATTTGTAACGTTAGGTGTCACAGAAGCAATATACTTAAATGCTTTTTTGCCGTTGGTCGTGGTCGCTGTCGTCGTGCTTGTCGGTACAGTAATTGCTTCACTCATTGGTACGCCATAAATGTCGTAACCAGAAACAGTAAAGATAACTGCCGCCGTTGATGTGCCAGAAACTGGAACAATACTAACTGCCCGAGCAACAAGAGCCTGTGGGTTCCAGAGATAAACGGAATTAGTATCGCCGAAGGGCTGACCAAAAGCGTTTGGCCCCAAGGCGGCTTGTCCCGTTATTGTTGTGGAACCAACAGTGTCGTCCCCAGAAACAGTGTAAGTTCCAGCTCCACCAGGAGGACCAGTAAGTTGGTTCACCACGGTAGTACCAGAATTTACGCCAGTTCCAGTCAGCGTCATCCCGATCGTAATCGCCCCAGTCACGGACGATGCTGTCAGGATGCTACTTGCCACCACACCCGTGAAGGACGTGAAACCATCAATCAGCAAAAGGCCAGTCACCGTTGAACCAGTATTGTAATTGATGCACGATGCGCTGATTGAAACACCTGTTGTCGTCGAGTTTGCCGAAACAAGTGTCATAGCTGTACTGGCCGTAGGTGCTGCGGCTGCTGCAATCGCAGCAGAGCCAAGCGCGTAAGGAGCAGCACTGATGGTTTGTGTATCCGAGGTTGCAAAACCAGCAGTAAATGCACCGTAGTTTTGGCCTGGGACGTAGTTAAAGTTAGGACGAGGGTCAATCCGGCCTACCCCACCCCAAAAGAGGGATGGGCCAAGCTGTGGGTTGTAATCCGTCACGTTTCCAATGGTGTTCTGACCAAAGGAGATTACGGGACCGGAGAATGCTGAAATAGCCATGTTGCAGTCTCCTGTGGATTACGAGGTTGGGAATGAGCCGAAGATCGAACGCCAGTTGTAGTAACCGAAGGAATAACGCTCGTAGCCCTTGACCAACAGGTTGTCAGTAACGAAGTCAACCTGCATATCGGTTTCGAACTTGATACGTTCCATGTACGACAGACCGTCAATGTTGGTCAGCAAGAACCAAGCATAAGACGAAGTCAAGAAGTCGTTAACCATGTAGCCTTCGCTGAGACCACCAGCCGTTGTCATGATCGCGTTCACATCGTTGTCCGCAGTACCTGGACGCAGTTCGGTCTTCGTCAAACGAATTGCGACTGGCTCAAGCTGAGGAGGAACGACGAGCTTGCGACCACGTGCGAACACCTTCAATCCGGCCTGATCTTTGAAGTTCGTCCGAATAGCAATCATGCTGTTCAAGAGCGTTGCTTCATTGAGGTCAACCTGAACCGATGGGGTGTTTGCGACGGTGCTGCCATCAATTGGATGCGCCGTGGAGCAAAGTGCCACACCATCACCGCCAATCGAAGCGTTGTAGGTCGTCGCTGTGTTCAAGACGTTCGCGCCATAAATTTCCTTGGTCTGGTGGAAAGATTCCGTCAGGCCGAGGTTAGATGGTTGGAACTGGGTCTTGTAGAGGTTGTCATCGATTGCTTTACGGGTGATCGCGTAACCGAGAGCGATTTCAGTGTGCTCTTGGTTGTAGATGAACCGTTCACCAGCACCCGAATCAAATGCAGTCTGACCACCTTCGGTCTTCAGCTGCGCAAGGCCGAGGTAGCGCATTTCAGCGGTACGCTCGAGAGCCATTTTTGAATCGTGCTTTGTGAAGATCTTGTCGTACTGAGATGGGATCATCTCGTACTTGCCTTCAACGCCACGGAGACCTGGAAGGAGAAGGTCTCTGATCTGTGAGAGATTAACAGCCATAATACCTTACTCCTCAGCTAATGCCAGTTGGGCCTGCACCGTTCGACCGGAAGATTTCGTTATTGAATCCTACGATGACATTGCAGTACTGGGTTGTTGGATCACCGCCGTTGCTACCGCTAATCTGGTAATCAACAACAATGAATGGGAACGTGACGGTTGTAGCAACGGAAGAAAGGTATGCACCTGAACGACCTGTTGAGGTATTGCCTGAACCGATTGTAAACTGTGCGTACTGACCAATGATGCCCGAAGTCATCGTGGTCGCTGTGCCAGTCATCGGTGCGCCAGCAAAACTCGTCTGGACGAGGAACCTTACGCTTGGATCATCAATGACGTAAGCCTCTACGTCACCAGTGGCTCCAGAACCAGGCCAATACGAAGACCAAACTGTGCGACCAAGTGAAGTGTTGAGGTATTTGCAACCAACAAAAATACCATCAAGACGGGTTGTACCAGCGGCACCTTGAGTTATGTAGCCGTTAGCAGTGCTAACAACAGGCATGACGGGGTCGCCAGTGTAAATGGGTGTCGTGTTACCAGAAGCGATTCGGCGAGCTGACTGTGCAAAAGTCGGAGCTCCACCTGCGCCGCCCTGATACTGCGTGAAACCGAAATAGGCAGCAGTGTTTGCCATGACGGGATTCTCCTCTCAGAGAGTTTCCATCATCGCACACCGAGGCGACTGTGAAACGGGAAAAATTCGAATCTTCCACACCGAGGGAAGACTATTGGGTATTATGCCTGAAAAAATGCAAATGAAAAGGGGCAGATGTTTTTATTTTCCGCCCCTTCAATTATCAATCGTTCGGGATCGGCATTGGTTCGTAGCTTTTCTTGAGCTTCGGAGCCATTTTCGAGTCATCGCGACCCAGCAATCCATCCGAGGATGTAAGCTGGCCTTCTTTTATTTTCACCTGACGACGAGCCATGAGCAAATCTTTCGCCCGAGCATCGAGCGTGATTTCTTCAGGCCGCTCCATCAAAAGCATACCTTTTCTTTCAATAGAGCCTTCCGCTCCAACATGCATCATGTCCGGATGGCGTTCAACAGGAACAGGCGTCCAACCCATCCGCCGAACATGGTTCATATGCGAAAGATCCTCCATATTCATCGAGGATTTGCGCTTCCATTCATACGACCAACCGTCCGGAGCAGGTGGCGCAGCAAATTCATCCACCCCATCGTCGAACGGCGACGAATTACCACGGATTTCAGCAGCACGCTGCGCGGCCAAGGCTCTTGGGTCGTCTTCACGCAGCGATGGACGGACTTCGCGACGATTTGCAGCTTCAACATTTTTCATTTCGATATCTCCAATCAATTCAACTTGCCTTCTTTGATCAAGGCGGATTTGTTTCGGGCATATTCCTGATCTGTCATCCCCATCAGGCTTGCCATCTCACGTTCCTGAGAGTTTAGACGCACAACATTCGGTTTTGTGCCGGAATTGGTCGTCGGAGAACGCGAAACGGGAGCTGCTGGGGGCGCAGATCGTCGAGCAGCTGGGGCAGAAGCACTGGACAAGGCGGAATCCTCTTGTTGAACAAAACGACGCGACTGAATTTTCAACGTATCTTCAATCGTATTGAAGTAATCGTCTGAATCAGCCTCAATCCCGTCCGCAACCGCGAGGTTGTGGGCCGCAATCATCTTCTGATAAAGGCGAGGGTTTGTTGCATACTCCGGATGAGACCTAACCCAGTCCGCAGAACGTCCCGAAAGCTGGGAAGCAAGGGCTTCGACGGGGTCGGAGGGAGCTTGAGGCTGGTTTTTCAGCTCCTTTACCCTATTTTCGTACGCATTCCGGCCCTGTTCAAGCTGCATTTTCTGTGCGGAGGTCTCCGACATCTGCATTTGAATGTCAGCAGCCGCTTCATGGTCGCCGGATGAGAGCGCATCTGCATAAGAACGTTTTAATGCGAGCTGATTCGACTTCACTGTGTCGATTGCGTTGTCGATCAGCCGGAGATTCGTGTCATCGACCTCGCTTTTGGCAGCAGTTGCCTGTTCCGAGGCCTGTTTCATCCGCCTTTCAGCGTCCAAACGAGCCTGACGCTCTTCCTCGAGCTTGAATTTCAGCTCTCGAATGCCGTCCTCGGCTGAAATTTCATCCCTCGGGTGATCTTCAACCTTTTCCACCTGAATGTCTTCAGCTGGAACTTCATTCTCGAGCGGTTCAAGCACCAACTCAATATCATTTTTATCGTTTTCTGACATTTTGGCTCCTTACCAAACCTGATCGACATCTAAAATGCGACCTTTGACATTGACATCATTCAAAATTTTGCAAGGAACGCTATTTATCGTGATTGTCCAGCCGTCCGATGCTCGAGAAACGAGCCAATCGCCTTCATTAATGGTTACTTCTTTGAACCATTGACCTTCTTCGTCTTGGAAAGCGGTTGGGCCTTTTTTCAGCACGAGGCCAACCTTGCTTTGATAAATATCTTCGTCGACTGTTTGATCAGTCAAAATAATTCCGCTTTTTGTTATCTTTGGTCGGAGATAAAGCGCAACAAGAACTTGGTTGTTGAACAATTCAAAATCAGAAATGTCTCCAACCTGCTCAACGAGCAGCTCTCGAGGATCTGTTTCGTGGTACATCTTCATTGCAGGCATGTCAGTTTTCCCCTCTGACTGTTTCACCATCGGCAATTGCCTTGGCTTCGTTCACGAATTCAAGTGCAAGCGAAAGCCCTTGAACTTTTCCGACTTGACGCTGGTATTCATCGAATGAAGATGCCGAACCAGCGGCAAGATTGTCTCGGATGCGTTCATATTCCGCTCCGATCATTCTTTTCAACTCATAACTGAGCTGATGCGTCGTATTTAATATCATTTCAGACCCCTCTGATTTTCCCCTCTGTTAATTATTGGGCCGGACACCACAGAGGGGTGAAAGCGTCCGGCCCTTTTCACGGAATTGCTTCCGAGAACTTATTTTGGCCCAGTCAGACCGTAAGCCTTAACCTTTTCCAACCGACCCAAACCTCCGCCAGCAGCATGATCAATGACGTGGGTCGCACGACCACCGTATCTCCGTGGCATCATTCCTGGAGGTGGCATCATTCCTGGAGGAGGACCGCCAGCTCCTGGAGGCATCATTCCTGGAGGCGGCATTGGAGGCCCACCTTGAGGCATTGGAGGTGTTCTCGGGGACATTGGAGCAGGAACTGGTGCATTCGGCATCATGCCGCCGCCAGCGGGGCTCCCGTGCGCACCAATGATGATATTGATGTGCGTTTTGCCCTTGCCTTTGCCCTTTGCCTTGCCGCCCTTTGCGTGGGCTGTGCGTCCACCAACAGCTCCAGGTATCTTGGTTGTTGAGTTGCCCGAAAACACACCGCCGCCGCTGTATTTCATGGTGCGACCGCCGCACTGTTTGCATGAGCAATCGGCAGCATGTTCCGCTTTGCCGCCTTTTTTTAAACCGCTCGATGTAAGAGACATATTTTCTAAACGAGGAATAAACAACTTTTTAGAGCGTTCATAATAGCCTTCTTTTGGAGCAACTGGAGATTTATAACCACTATCATCAACTTGTTTAGAAATTTCCATATTTTTACGCATAAAATATGCATCCTCTGCGTCTAAATCATAATCAGAAGCTCCGCCTTTACCGCCTTTTCCAAATTTTGAACGGCCTCCGCTCTTCAGCCCCTTCATCGACTTCTGCGAGTCGTGCTTGTCATCAGCCTTCGACGCTTCCCACTGCTTAATGGTCATGCCGCGCTTGGCAGCGAGCTTTTTATCTTGGGTCTGATCCTTTGCGGAGCCTTCGAACTTGACTGTGCCGCCTTTGGCTTGGCCAGAAATATTTGTAATTGAAGGGTTATTTTTAAACGTATCCGAATATTTGGGGTCGTTTAATTTGGGGGTGCGTTTTAAAATTTCTTGTTTCGCTTTGTCGTGAGCTTCTTGAGTGTTAGAAGCTACAACTTGACGTTCTGCACCTGGACCCCAAGAAACATGATAAAGTTTTCCACCACTAGCCTTGTGAGTGCGACCGCCACGCTTCTGGCCATCTGGAGGCAAACGACTCAAACCATTGTATTCGTCTCTTCCAAATTGCTCGAACGCATTCATATCTGCTTGTCGTTTGTCAGAAATACGATTTGCACGCATATCCATCATCGGAGAGGCTTGCGGTTTTGGTTTGGCAAGATCTGTTGAATACATTTTGCCTTTGTATTCAAACGTTTTTGGCCCACCTGAAAGCATTGCGGCACGCCCTGCCTTGAACGCTTCGCCGAATGAACCGCCGCCAGCCTTGTGAGCACGACCGCCCTTTTTGTAACCAGTTTCGGAAGCTGTCCGGTCGTAGTTTTTAAGATCCGAAGCAAATTGCTTTCGTGCCATCATCCCTTCTTTAGGGCTGACGCGCTTCGAGGCGAAAGGATTAAACTCGCCATGAGTAGCAGCAATCGACTTTTCATGAGAATCTTCCATCTTTCTCTTGGACTTCGCGTAATCTGTGCCCTCAGAACGCATGCCACCATTCGCTTTGCGAACAGCTCCGCCCTTCTTCATCGCCCCTGCGGCCCGACCCATCATCTGGTTCTGCTGATAAATTGGGTTCTCGCCGATCGGACCACCGCCAAACTTCTTGGCTTTGCCGCCATTCTTCAATCCACCAACATGGGCCATGCCGCCTTCGCGGACTTCATTTGCCATCTTCTGATCACGGTTGATCAGGTTGTCAGGAGTGAGGTAACGTTCTGCACGACCGCCCGACTTGCGCGGCATCCGGTCAGCGCGATTTGCCGCCTTCATGCCATCAGCTTTGCCGACGACTTTGCCGCCTTTTTTGTATGAGCGCTTGCTCAATGGGCG